GGAATGGGCGCTATTGCCTCTTCTAAAATGCCTAAAGGTGCTAAGAAAGCTCGTAGAGATAATACGGACTTTACTGAGTATTCTAAAGGTGGGAAAGTCGGACTATATGAGAACATTCATAAAAAGCAAGCACGTATTAAAGCTGGCTCTGGTGAAAAGATGCGTCCTGTTGGATCTAAGGGTGCGCCTACTAAAAAGGACTTTATTGAGTCTGCTAAAACAAGGAAGAAAAAATGAGTACATTAGATAACGTAGAATCAACAATTTCTGATTTCCTACAACAACAAGTTGCAGCCCTTACTAAAGAATCTACAGCTGCTGTAGCTGAAGTGCAAGCGGTTACTACCCAAGCTACCCAAAAGATGGTTACTTTAAGTACCGATACTTTGAGCCAAGTAATTGTTATTTTGAGCAATCTGCACATTAAGCCTGCAATTTTAGATGAGTTGAACGCCTTAGTAGGTAAATAATGTCCACAACACAGTACACATCTGGTACTTCCGGCTTTAACTTAGACCTCACAGAACTCGTAGAAGAGGCTTTTGAGCGTTGCGGTATGCAGGACCGTACTGGATATGACTTGCGTACTGCGCGTCGCTCTATCAATCTAATGACGATTGAGTGGGCTAATAAAGGTATTAACCTTTGGACTATTGAGGAAGCTTCTATTCCACTGGTACCAAACCAAGGCATTTATGCACTTCCAGTTAATACCATTGATATTTTGGATGCAATAACCCGCACCAATAATGCTAGCCCTACTAACCAGCAAGATATTAATTTAAGCCGCATTTCAGAATCTACCTACTCGACTATTCCAAATAAGCTAACTACTGGTCGCCCGATTCAGATGTGGGTTAACCGCCAAAGCGGTAATTCTGATGCTACTTCTATTACAGTAGCTAGCGCTGTTTCTGCCACTGATACAACTATTACCCTTAGCTCTACTACCCAGCTTCGCTCTACTGGTTTTATTCAATTAGATTCAGAAATCATTGCTTACACCAATATTGTAGGTAATCAAATACAAAACTGCTGGCGCGGGCAAGCAGGAACTACAGCAACGGCACATACTGTAGGAACAACTGTTTATTTGCAATACCTACCTTGCGTTAATATCTGGCCTACCCCAGATGCTGGAACTAGTTATACGTTTGTTTATTGGCGTATGCGCCGTATTCAAGATGCTGGCAATGGTGTTAATATCGCCGATATCCCATTTAGATTTATTAATTGTTTTGTAGCTGGTTTAGCATATATGCTCAGTGTTAAATTACCTGGCGTAGACCCACAAAGAGTTATGGGATTAAAAGCTGATTACGACCAACAATTTGACTTAGCCGCCCAAGAAGACAGAGAAAAGGCAAGTATTCGTTTTGTGCCTAGGAATCTGTTTTATGCGAGGTAAAATATGCCCTCCAAGTATGCTTCTGGTAAACATTCAATTGCGGAATGTGATCGTTGCGGTCAAAGGTATAAACTGGTGGAGCTTAAAAAGCTTACCATCAAAACCAAGCAAGTCAGTATAAAAGTATGTCAAGAATGTTGGGATCCTGACCATCCTCAGTTACAATTAGGGTTATATCCAGTTAATGACCCACAGGCAGTTAGGGAACCCAGACCGGACGTTAGTTACTATGCTTCTGGAGTAGATATTTTAGGTAATATTTCCGGTGGTAGTAGGGTGTTTCAGTGGGGTTGGAATCCTGTAGGTGGTGCAAGTCAGTTTGATACTGCTTTAACGGCAAATTATCTGATTGCAATCTGTCAGGTGGGTACAGTAACAATATCAACAAATTAGGAATAATCATGACATACAAAAAAGCAGGCGACGGACGCGTAGTTAGTAAAGGCAAAACCGATGTAAAGGTTTACCCTAATGACGGTCCTAAAGTAATTGACAACGGCCCAAAAGCCGCTAAAAGCAAACTAAACCAAAACTATAAGTCTATGGGTCGTAACTTGGCTCGTGCGGCTAATCAAAGAGGTCGTTAATCATGGCTAAAGAAACCAAACCAACTAAAGGTGCTGCCATTAAAACGGGCAATCCTAAGAACGCTAAACCAGCTGAAGTTTATGCTATGAATGGTACTTCTGTTAAAGATGGTGAAAGCCCATTTGAGACTTATGTAACTGAGAAATCAGCAAGAGAAGCAGACTTAACAGATCCAGTTCCAAATGGCGTAAGCTATGCTACTGCTAAGAAAAGAAGTGCTGGCGTAGAAACTCGTGGTAATGGCGCTGCAGAGCGTGGTCGTAAGGCGTATGGTCCTTTAGCGTAAGGCTTTTATGGCAATGAATTACACCCAGTTGTGGCAAGCAATTCAAGACTACAGTGAAAATACTGAAGCATTGTTTGTTAATAACATCCCGCGTTTTGTTATAGAAGCTGAAGACCGCATATATAACAGCGTACAAATACCTGTGTTGCGTAAAAACGTGACGGGTACGCTCACGGCTGGGAATCAGTATTTGTCGTTGCCTTCTGATTGGCTTTCTAACTATTCTGTAGCTATATACACATCCGACTACACCACAGTGCCTTTCACGTACCTACTAAACAAAGACGTGAACTTTATCCGTGAAGCTTACCCAAGCCCTTCCTCACAAGGTACTCCTAAGTATTACGGACTATTTGGACCCCAATACACTAACACTAATAGTCTTTCGCTTATTATGGGACCAACCCCAGACCAAAGCTATCAAGCAGAATTACATTATTTTTATTATCCAGTGTCTATTGTTCAAGGTGTAGCAGCTAATGCAAACATCACTAATACTGGTTTTGGCTACACTAACGGTTACTATACAAACGTACCCCTAAATGGTGGTTCAGGCTCTGGCTTTACCGCAGATATTACTGTAGCTGGGCAGATTGTTACTAGCGTAAGTATTATAAATGGTGGTAACTTTTATGTTGCTAATGACGTGTTGACTGTAACTAACTCTTATCTAGGTGGTTCCGGCTCTGGGTTCCAGCTAACAATTAATACAATAAATAACCCTTCAGGCACCAGCTGGCTTGGTAACAACTATGACCCAGTTCTATTTTACGGATCCATGCGGGAAGCTATGCTCTTTATGAAGGGCGAAGCCGATTTGGTCAAATATTACGAAGATAAGTACCAAGAGGCAGTTGCTCAACTTAAACGCCTTGGCGATGGCTTGGAGCGTGGTGACGCCTACCGGGATGGGCAAACTAAAATTATGGTTAAAACATGACAATCCAGCAAGGCCAATGCAATATATTTAAGCAAAACTGCCTAAGTGGTTTAGAAAACTTTGCAGCTGGTACCCCCTATACTTATAAAATCGCCCTGTATACGGCAGCCGCTAACCTAGACTACACAACCCTAGCCTATACATCGGTTAATGAGGTTGCGGGTACTGGTTATACGGCTGGTGGGCAGGCTTTAACTATTAGTCAGGTGCCTACCTATACTACAGGGACTTCAACAGCCTTTATTTCGTTTGCTAACGTAACTTGGACTTCAGCGTCCTTTACTGCTAGATGTGCTTTGATATATAATTCAACTACTGGAGCAGCTGTAGCGGTGTTGGATTTTGGTTCAGATAAAACAAATACAGCAGCAGGTACTTTTACTGTGACTTTTCCAACAGCAACATCAACAACTTCTATTTTAAGGATTTCTTAACATGAGCAATGAATTAGCAAACTTTGGTGACGCTGCAAGCGCATCAGTAACCCGTGGCGCACAGCACAACGAAACTTTGGGAATCCAAGGTTGGTATGATGTTAAGTGCTTTGACTCTGAAGGCAACCTAAAGTGGGAAGATGACGCCCCTAACCTAGTTACTGCTGTTGGTAAACAGGCTTTGTTTGACTACTACTTTGGCGCTACTGGCACTTCTGGTGGTACAGCTTCTGGCGCTAACTACTTAGGTCTTTTGGGCGGTACTGCAACTTACACAGCTGCTGATACTATGTCTTCACACGCATGGACTGAAGTAGGCGGCACAAATGCTCCAGCCTATACAGGCAATCGCCAAGCTCCAAACTGGTCTGCTTCTACTTCAACAGGCTCAAGCCCATCAAACGTTACTAGCAAAACAGCAGCTGCATTGACTTTTTCTATGACTAGCTCTGGTACTGTTAACGGTTGCTTTATTAACTCTGGTGCTTCTGCTTCTGCTACTAAAGATACAACTACTGGTATTTTGTATTCTGCTGGTAACTTTACTGGTGGTAGCAAGACTGTAGCATCTGGAGATAGTTTAGCAGTTACATATACAACTACTGCAACATCGTAGTAGTAAACCCTTAGAAATAGGGGTTTTAATATGGTTGCTAAAGTTGTTTTTGTCACCACAAAGGGGGCTGGTACATTTACCGTCCCTTCTGATTTTCAATCGTTAATTGCTATTGATGCGGTCGGCGGTGGTGGTGGTTCTGCAAGGGGATCATCTGGAGCATCTACAGGGGGTTCTGGTGGTGGTGCTTGGGCACAAACAACTGCAGTATCTGGTCTATACGCTGGGCAAACTCTTTATGTAAGTGTTGGTTCTGGAGGAAGCTATGGATTTATCGATGGCGGGTCAGGAGGGGATACTTGGCTCAATGTATCATCAAACGCTGCGCCAACAAGTGCAACTCAAGGGGTACTAGCTAAAGGCGGTATTGGCGGTACTATACAATTTACAGGTGGAGCTGGCGGATCTGCAGCGGCAAGCATAGGAACAAAAGCCTATTCTGGAGGCGCTGGTGGAAATTGCAATACTGCATTTACTTCATTTGGTGGTGGAGGAGCCTCTGGAGGACCAGGGGGAGCTGGCGGTAGTGGCGGTAATATGGGTGTTGGCTCTGGCAATGGATTTACTTCTGGTGGCGGGGGTATAAATGGAAATGCTGGTTCAGTTGGATATGCTGGAAGTACAGGAGCAAACGGCGGTAATGGTAATGGTGGGACTGGAGCAGGTTTAGGGGCAACCACAACGGCTGATGCTACTAGCGGAACAAACGGTGGTGGCGGCGGAAGTGGAAATTATTCTAGTACTGGCAATCATTTAGCAGGCGCAAGTGGTGGTGTTTATGACGCATACACAGCATATTCTGGCTATGCTGGAATAGGCCCTTCTGGTGGCGGTGGTGGTGGTGGTGCAATTAATAGTGGACTTTCACAAGGAGGGCCAGGTGGTACTTATGGCGGTGGAGCGGGTGGCTCATATGGTTCTGGAACTCCAGTAGGTGTTGGCGGTCAAGGATATATTGCTTTCATATATAACGCCCCAAGCAACTATACATCTGCAATCAGTGAAAATCTGAACACAGCAGATAGCAACATAGTACGGGCAACATTTAGTAGCGCTATTACTGA